CTTGTACACCAGTGATATTGGGGTACAGAACAGGTTTAACGCTACCTGCTGCGCCTGTGCCTTCAACACCAGACACGGCAAACGAGACTCGGGTAATTGGTGTGCCTATTGCGCCTGTGCCTTGAACGCCGTCTGGGACGATTAACTCTGCAATTAAGACACCAACGGCGCCTATTGCGCCTGCGCCCTGCACACCCACAGGGATGACAATGTCATCAACCTGTACTTCAAAGCCGCCTATTTCACCGACGCCTTGTACGCCGGTTGGGATTTGAACGCTGCTGTAGTTTGTTACTACATTCCCGACTGCGCCCACACCCGCAACACCAACAGGTACGATGGCATCGCCAACTACAACAAGGACCGTGCCTACATTACCCGTTCCACTAACCCCAGTAGGGATTATGTTTTCGTTTACGGCTATCGATACGGTGCCAACTGCCCCTGCCCCAGAGACAGATATAGAGTTCTGCCCCCACGGATCTTCTCCCCAGCCAAGTACATTCCATCCGTCTAGATAAACGGTCTTTGGCACACCTGCAGTGCCAACCTGACCCGTGCCCTCTACACCAGTTGGTGTAAAGGCAAAATCATACGCAAGGTCTACAGTGCCAACAGCTCCGGTTGAGCTAACACCCGCCACTGCAACAACGGCATCTATTTTAAAGGATACAGTGCCTATAGCTCCTGTAGCGGAGACAGAGGCACCGTTATCACTCCAAGCCCCGTTACTCCACGGGCCACCGCCCCAAACAGGGCCAAGATTCACCGTAGTCACAGGGCATCCCCTATCACGCTATGCGAATAATCGCGGTCGCAGCTGCAGCAGCAGGGAATTGAATCTGGAAGTCACCGGAACTTACTGTCTGGTCACCACCAAAACTCAAAACAGCGCAAGCCGGATCGCCCGCAGCGGTATCGTTATAGATCAACGCGCCAGAGGTGGTGAACGTCGCAGCACTCCACGTTGTGTTGTCAAAGTCGCAGATTGCCGTAGTGCCGTCAGCCACCGGAGTGATGGAGACCAGCGTGTTCCCGCCCGTGGTGTAACCACTGCCTGAACCTAGCTCGTCAGAACCAAGGTTACCGTAAGCGGTGGTCGCAGCGCCAAAGGTACCAGAGCCTGCAGCAGCGGCCTTGAGCAGAGCAATCTTAAAGGTGTTACCTGTAGACGCAGTGAAGTTGTGTACCGCTTTCAGAATCTCTACTTTAAAGCTAGTGGGCATTGCGGTTGTGATGCTAATAGGCATGTTATATCTCCAGTAGTTTTACAAGTTCCGGGTGCCCAGCGGCGCGGAATCGGTTTATCAGCGTGGTGTTGTTGGAGCGTATCGCTTGATGCATCGCCGCTATCAACACCGCCTTGATCTGTTCTCTGTAAGCCTCGGCCTGAGCCCGTATAACCGGGTCTGAGCTTCGACCAATATAAATTATCTTATCCACTGCACTTTCAGCCAGCTCTTCAGGCGTAAAGCCTCGACCCGAGACGGATGCTGATTTAATTAAGCCCAGTGCCCCTCCACCGCTTGTTGTAAACATCGTTATGGTCCCGGTGAATCTGATCGAATGGGTATGCGGATCATGCCGTCTCGGAACTCGTCACGACGTCGGCGACCCTGCTGCTCAATGCCCAAGCCCTGTATTGCCTGCTTGTAGCTGTTATCAAAGTACCCAAGCATCTCAGCCGGGCCCTTGGTGTAACTGTATGCCTGAATCAAACACGCGTACAGCAGCGCCTCTGGGGCGTTGGTGCTAATCCACGTCGTTGGGTTGGCAGCCGACAGCTGCGCCGGGCGGTAGATGTACCCTATTTCCACGACGTAATTCGCATTGGGCGTTGGCGCAATGTTGAACGTATCCTGATCCCACACCGCATAATACTTCGGCACACCCGTCAAAGAGGGGTTCGGCCAAAACTCACGCATGAAGGAAGTGTCGCGAAAATCCAAATAAACCTTGTCCGTGCCAACGGTAATGAACAGGTAGCGATGCGTCAGAATATCCGTTGGCGACGTCAGGAATCGATTGCCAGAGGTCATGGAGCCTACTGACTCTTTTTTGTACACATCAAGATCGATGTCCCTAAGAATACGGTTCTCGGCCATTGTGATAAACGTGTTAATAACCGCGTTAGTGAACACGTTAGCGTCCACCTCGGTGTAGTTCCTAATGTTTGTGACCAGCTCGTCGTATGTCATCTCAGGTTATCACTATCGTCACTTTGCCAATGGATCCAACACCTTGAACCGCGTTCTGCTCAGGGAAAGGCCGCATGTTTATGCTGCCATTTGCGCTGCCGATACTCTGGAAGGCTGCGTCACCCGGTAAGCCTACGAAAATCACCTGCGGCTCCACCCTGTCAGGGCGCGGATCTCGCAGCGCAATCGCATCGCCAGTATACCGCAACGGCTGCAATTGTGGCTCTTTTGGCTCATAGTCGTCAGGGCAAACCATAAACCCGCGCCAGTTTTTTCTTAAAACTTTGTACGGGTATCGCTGTCCGCAGAAATCGCAGAGTGCATAAGAAAACTTACCCGTTGCAAACGCCATCTCACACCCCGAAATCAGGCACTATGTGGAAGCTCGCTGTGTCTCTATCCTCCAGCGCCGCTCTCTGGAAGTCCTCTTCATACATCTGCTTCAGTGCGCCGGTTCGATCCGGACTGTACTTCAGCGACAGCATGTAGGCGAGACCCGAGGCCAGACAGGGGAGGAATCGAAAGTTAACGTCCGACGTATTGCCGTAAGCGCCAGCATCTTCAATGCGGCGAATGCGGTAGTACACGAAGGTGTAGTTCTGATCGGCAGAGGGGTATAGATACGCCTGCGGTGTGTTAGAGCGTTCCACGTAGAACTGTGCAGGTCTTGCCTGCGTCAGCTTGTTCGGCAGGTCCAAGTACTCCTCCCGGCTGATCCGATCAATCGACACATCCTGCTGCTGCCCGGTCGTGGTCTGGCGGATCACCGCCGACAACACGTTGACCGTGTCCAGAGGAAGGTTCAACACCCGGCTGCCCTGCGTCAGAGCAATCGTTGATTCCTCAATCGTCCATAGGTTCAGGCCACGGTTCGCCCAGTCCAAAAACAACAGGTTTAATGAGCGACGCGCAGACGATAGCTGGTAACCAGCCGTCATCCGCATGCCGCAACGCTCGAACGCCTCTTCAATAAGGTCGTCGATCTGTAGGTTAAAGTCTGTTGTTCCTGAAGTAGCCATTAATCACACGCCATCCCGCCTTTGCGCATTTTTATCGCGCGGCCCATAGCGTCTTTGCCTTTCTTCTTCATGGCACGGCCTTTTTTGTCAGCCAGACCACCCTTTGCCATCATGACCGGACCCGTTTTCTTGCTAGTCTCAGAGATCATCTTGTTTTTTGGACCTTGCTCAACGGCTCCGCCGCCTCTTGTTGCTGCACCCATTCCACGTCCGGCCATGTTACTTACCTCGATTTCGATACGATTTTACTTTTGCAGCCACCTTCTTGGGTTGCTTGCTAAACTGCACACCCTTTGCTGTATCTGCACGTTTTTTTCTTGATGTTGCTGCGTACTCGGCACTGCTCAAGGCACCAATCGCCTTCTCAGGCAAGTAACGCTCACCCGTTGCCTTGGGACCCTGCGTCGAGGGCTTACCAGACTTGGTTCGCCACTTCTGATCGCCCCAGTCTTTAAGAGATTTCTGAGGCTTCTTAAGTGCCATCACTGTAGCTCCCAAACGACTCAAGGTATTCTACAGCACTGCGCAAAATAACAGGGCTATCTTTGAACATTCCCAATGCGCGGTTACACTGTTTACATAGCACACCACGAAACTCCCCTGTGTCGTGATTATGGTCAATTGCGCTATCGATTAGAGCAACCTGCGTCTTACAAATTGCGCAACAGCCCTCTTGCCTCTCGTACCGATCTACAAGTTGTTCTGGAGTAATACCTCGCCTAGAACACCGTTTTGCCAATGTCCAAGGGTCTTTTTCCCGATACTCGGCAACTCTGTGCGGGTTATTGTCTGTCCAGTCCCTATGCCTCCTATAAAGACACGTGTTGCAGTGGCTTTTGAATAGGTGAGACAGTTGCCCCCCGCGACTACGGAAAACACCCAGTGGTTTTGTTTCACCACAATCTGTGCAGGTTTTTACCGATTCAGTCACGATACCCGCCACCCGCAGCCTTGTACTTCAGCGCCAACATCTGCGCCTTGCGCCCGGACCACTGCCCCGGGCTGCCGCCCTTTCCGCCGGCCTTGATCTCTTCAAACAGCCGCTTGCGAAGCGTTGGCTTCGTGTAGTTTCCAGCCTTATTTACCGTTGATTTTGCCATCAGCATTTCCACCGTTTTCTGGCCTGTCTCAGCCGACTGTTCGGATCTTTTGCGGCCTCTGGAAAGTCACGCATCTGCCCAGCTGACCTCGCACAATAAGACTTTCGTCTTTCCGCGCGCTTGCCGGTGGGCTTGTCTTCCGTTACCGCTGTCTTAAGCTTGCTACCCGGATTGGCCTTGCGGTACGCCGCAACACCCTTCTCCGTCATTCCCGCCCCTTTTTTAGTAGGGCGGAAGTTGCCGGATTTCACGGAGGTTTTAATCCCCATGCCCTTGGTAGCCATTAGGCAGCCGCTCCGCCTTCAAATAACAGCGTGACACTCAACACTTCTGCGCTTGCAACGTCAATGAATATGCCTGTTTCAAACAGGATACCCATGTCCGGAATGATCACATCCTGACCGCCCGCCGCTGCTGGCGTGAAGATCGTAAGCTTTGCTGTGCCGGCGGTACTTGTGCCGTCTTTAAGCGCAAAGGAAGCTGCTACAGCAGAATTAGTGAAGTAAACCCCCACCAACCTGCACCGCCCAACGACCGCAGAGGCATCTGCAGTCTTGGTGACCGATTGAATATTGCTGAAGCTCATTGCGCGTCTCCTTTAGCTTCAAATTAAGCAGTCTGCGTTCCAACCACTACCCACGTCGGGTTACTAATGGCGCCCGTATTGATGTACAGCTTGCCCGCAGTTACATCGACATACAGAGAACCAGTACCCGCGTAGTTGTCGCCGGTTGTGCCATTAACAGGAACACCAGCTGCCGTTATAACAACAACATTGTTAGACACGCGGATTTCTGCTTTTTTGTAGGGCTGAACGGAGCCGCCGCCGCCAACAGCATCTTGCAGACTAAGGTCCATGCCATACTCAAAGCCAGAAGCGCCCGTTGATTGAGTCATGCCAATACCAAAACCAGCGCGGGCAGTGGTTAGTCCACCGTCCCCGTCCATCCACGCCATTACTGCCGCATCAGCCGTGGTTGTTGTATTACCTACAACTCCCATGACCCCGGTTTTTGCAAAGGTAGAAGCGTTGGTGCCGGTAATCAAATAACGACCCGTTGCCCCAATGTAATACGTTGCAGTTGTGCTAAGGTTAGCGCCAAAAACTTGACCCGAAGAACCCTGAGCACTAGAGGGCGCAGTTGCGGTGCTACTGCCGAAAGCTCCCACTGGGTTAACGGTAAAAGTGGCTCCCCGAGTAGCTTCCCCTTGAGTTGAAGAATTTGAGGTCAAATAGGGTTCATTGGGAGTGCCGAGAATAAAACCATTTTCGGACGCAACTGGTCCAGAGAAGGTAGTACGTGCCATTTAGAAATCCTCACATGCGAGTAGTGCGCTTCAGTCTGCATGTCGCCCGCCCGAGTCGGTCTGCAGCGCGTAAAATGTTCTCGGGGTTGCGTACTTTTTACGCTTTTTG